CCGGCGCGGCCGAAGCCGTCAACGGCTCGGGCTTCCGCCGGCCAATCCTCGCCGGGGCGTCGATCGCGGCGGACCCCGCGTGGCGCGCCGAGCGCGTCCGAACCGAGGCACAGAAGGGGACCGTGCGCGCCGCCGTGGAGGACCTGGGGCGACTGCTCACCGATGGTGTCCTGGCGCACGACGGCGGCCCCGAGCTGACCGCGCAAGTGCTCGCGTTGCGCGTGTCCCCCGGCGTGGACGGGCCGCGGCTACAGTCCACAGCACCCGCCGATGGCGTCAAAGCGGCAGTGTGGGCCGCGCTCGCGGCGCGCGGAAAGAAGCCGCGACACGGCGTCGTGGTGCTGTGAAGCACCCGCCCGCGCGTGGCACACTGTCGCGCGTGCGTTGGCCCTGGACCCGAAGCGAGGCACCCCGTAACGATGTCGTGATCTCCGTGGGGGACCCGGCGCTCGCCGGCTACTTCGGCGCACCCGCAACGTACGCGGGTGTGAACGTCAGCGAGTTTTCGGCGCTGGGCGTTGCCGCGTTTTGGCGGGCCGTAATGCTGATCGCCGGCACCATCGCATCGCTGCCGCTCAAGAGCATCGGGCAGATAGACGACCAACGGCAGCCAATCCGGACATGGCTCGACGACCCCGGCACGGCCGATGGGCAGACCCCGTATGAGTGGAAGGAAACGTGCCTGCTGCACGGACTGCTGCACGGGAACACGTACCTGCAGCACGTCTACAACGGGGCGGGCGTGCTGGCCGGCGCCACCCCGTTGCACCCGCTGTCCGTGTCACCATCCTGGGAGCGGCTACCGGATGGCACCTTCACGGGGCGGAAGCTGTTCGACGCCACCCTGGGAGACGGTACGCGCCGCCGCTTCACACAGAACACCATGACTCAAGTCATGGGGCCGTCGATGGACGGGCTTAGAGGCATGTCCCTGCTCGGGGTGGCGCGGCAGTCATTGGGGACCACGATCGCCGGGGACCGGGCCGCCGCGAAAATGTTCGGAAACGGCGCCCTGATCGCCGGCCTGGTGTCCACGGAAGAGGACGTGGACGAGGAAGAGGCAAAGGACATAAAGGCCGGCCTGGACCGCAAGGTGGGCGGCTGGGAAAACGCCGGGGAAGTGGCGTTTGTCAATCGTAAGCTCAAGTTCACGCCGTGGACCATGAGCGCCGAGGACGCGCAATTCTTGCAGTCCCGACAGTTTCAAATTGAGGAGATAGCGCGCTGGACCGGCGTGCCGCCGCACCTGCTCATGCAAACGGAGAAACAGACTTCTTGGGGCACTGGTGTTGCGGAGCAGAACCGCGGCCTTGGCCGCTTCACCCTGCTCGGCTGGACGATGCGTTTCGAGCAGAGATTGTCACGACTGCTGGGCGGACAGCCTCGCGCGCCGCGGTTCGCGGAGTTCGACTTCGCCGGCCTGGAGCGGCCCACCCCCGAAGAAGAGATCCGCCTGCTGATCGAGCAGGTAAAGGCAGGCCTGCTCACCGTGAACGAAGCCCGCCACATCAGGAACCTGCCACCTATCGACGGTGGGGACGTGCTGCGCTCCGCTTCCGCAGATACGCGCCAGTTAGAGGAGGCCCTGTCTTGAACACGGACCGGCTGTGCGAGCTGGCCAACCGCGGCCGTGCTATTTCGAGGCACCCACAGGCCACCACGGGGGACTGGTGGAAGATCGGCAACGCTGACGGCGACCGCGCCGAAGTATTCATCTACGGGTACATCGGAGACGACTGGAACGAAGAGGACGTGACCGCGGCGTCGTTCACGAAGCAACTCCGCGGGATCACAGCGCCGGCCATCGACTTACGGGTCAACAGCCCGGGTGGCGCCGTGTTCGACGGCATCGCCATTTACACGGCGCTGCTGGACCACCCCGCGACGGTGGACGTCACCGTGGACGGGGTGGCCGCTTCGGCGGCGTCGTTCGTGTCAATGGCCGGGGACACCATCGCAATGCAAAAGCCCGCCAAGATGATGATTCACGATGCCTCCGGAATCGTGCTCGGGAACGCCGCGGACATGCAGGAAATGGCGGACCTGCTGAACGAGCTTTCCGACACAATCGCCGGCATCTACGCGGACCGCGCCGGGGGCACCGTGGCGAAGTGGCGGGACGCCATGAAAGCCGAGACGTGGTACTCCGCGGCAGCCGCCGTGGAGGCCGGCCTCGCGGACCGGGTGGCTAATGACACCACCCAATCGGCGCCGGAAGATCGGCGGCGCAGTCAGACGGCCCGGGCGCGTGCCCGGGTTCACGGATTGAAGGGATAGCACATGCAAACGATCGAAGAGGTCGTGGCTGCGCAGCAGGCCGTCATGGATGGCGCCGAGGGCCGGCCACTGACAGAGGAAGAGGTCACCGCGTACGAGGGCCTGGAGCGGGAGCTGGCGCTCCTGAACCGTGACCGCGAAGTGCGGGCCCGCCACACGGCGTACACCACGCCCGTCCGGAACGACCTGCACGTGAACATCGGCGGCGCCACCCGCGATGAGTTCGAGGACCTGAACCGGTCCTTTGAGAACTACCTCCGCACCGGCATCCCGAACGCCGACCTGCAGGAGCTTCGCAACGCGCAGCAGGTGGGCACCGACTCCGAGGGCGGCTACCTCGTGTCCCCGGAGTTCCGCCAGAAGCTCGTCGAAGTGCGGGCCGCGTTCGGCGGCCTCGCCGCGGAGGTTGACTCATTCTCCACCGAGCGCGGCGGGGCGCTGGAGTACCCGTCTCTCGACGACACCGCCAACTCCGGCGGCATCACGGCGGAAGAGGCCGCGTTCGTCGATGGCGATGACCTGGCGTTCGGCACGATCGCGCTCGGGGCGTTCAAGTACACGTCCACGGGCGCCGGCACCACGACCCCGCTGCGGGTGTCCGTGGAGCTGCTGCAGGACGCGCAATTCGACGTCCAGGGCCTCGTGGCCCGTGCGCTGGGGACGCGCATCCAGCGCAAGCAGGCCGTCGATTGGGTGAACGGCAACGGCACTACGCTCCCGTTCGGGCTCCTGCACGACGGGCTCACCGCGGACGTTGTGCTCAACGCCGAGGCCACGATCGCCTACCTGGAGTTGACGGAGGTGGAGGAGGCCCTCGACCCGGAGTACGAGCAGAATGCCAAGTGGGTCATGTCGAAGGGGACGTGGATGGCCGTGAAGCGGCTGGAGGACGACGCCGGCCGCCCGCTCGTGATGCCACAGGCCGCGGCCGGCATCGGCCAGGGTGTCACGCGGGAGCTGCTCGGATACCCGGTCATCATCGACCAGGGCTGCAACGCCATCACCGCGGACGGCGTGGCCGGCGGCTTCGCCGCGTTGGGCGACTTCCGCGAGGCCTACGTTATTCGCCGCGTCGCGCCGTTCACTCTCGTGGTGAACCCGTGGACGCGCATGAACAACGGGCAGGTTGAGTACGTGGCGTGGGAGCGGGCGGACGGCAACATTCAGAACCGCTCGGCGTACGCCACTCTCGAGAACATCACCACCTGACCCACCCCGACAGCCTGGCCGGCGGATCCACGGCCGCCGGCCAGGCTCCACACTGAACGTCCCACAAGGGAAGGATCGGAACATGGCACTGCTCAAGGGAAACGAGGAGGCGCTGGCCTCCTACCGGAAGGTGAAGGTTCGGGCGCTGGCCAGGACCGCACCCGCGCGGAAGCGCGCAGACAAGGCGAAGGCCGCCCACAACGCCGGCACGGCGGCGAGGCCCGCCCCGGCCAACCCGACCGGACCGCCGGCCTGATGAACGCCGTAGGCCTGATCGTGGTACTCCTGGCAGTGCTGCTGCTGCTGCACCTGCTGGGAGTGATTTAGATGGCGTGGGCGCCGGACTACGTGACGGCCGCGGAGCTGAAATCCTACCTACGGATTACGGACACCGCGGACGACGCGGAGCTGGCGCTCGCCATCACCACGGCGTCCCGTGCCGTGGATGGCTTCTGCCACAGGCAGTTTGGGCAGGTTGCCAGCGCGGAGGAACGGTCCTATACGGCTTATTGGGACCGCCGTGAGCGCGTGTGGGTTGTCCCGTTCGACGACCTGCAGGACATCACCGGCCTGGACGTGCAAGTGGAGGCCGGGGAGGTAGACGTCTACACGCTGGAGCCCGTGAACGCCGCACAGCAGGGCCGCCCGTTCACGCGGCTGCGCGTCGAGCCAGACAGCGCGGCGAAGCCCACGACGGAAACGCACGGCGTCACCATCTCCGCAGTGTGGGGGTGGGACGCCGTACCCGTCCCGGTGGAGCAGGCAACACTGCTGCAGGCGTCCCGCTTCCACGCCCGCCGTTTCTCGCCGTACGGCATAGCCGGCTCACCGGAGTCCGGCTCGGAGATGCGCCTACTCGCGAAGCTCGACCCCGACGTCGAGCTGGCCCTCGCGAGGGCGAAGCTGATCCGATGGTGGGGGGCGGTTTAGGTGGACCTGGGCGACGTCATGGACCAAGTGACAACCCAACTTGACACCATCGGCGGCCTGCGATGCTTCGGCTACCCGCCCGACAGCATCACACCACCGGCCGCGATCGTGACATACCCGGAAGAGATCATCTTCGATTCCACCTACAACCGGGGAGCGGACACCGTTGTACTTCCGGTGATCGTGGCCGTGGGAAAGGTCCACGACCGGGCCACGCGGAACCTCGTGGACGCCTACCTCGCCGGCTCCGGGGCGGCTTCGATTAAGGCCGTGATTGAGGCCGGCACGTACACCGCGTTTGACTCCGTGCGGGTCACTCGCGCGGAGTTCGACATTGTGACCATAGGAAGCGGCGACTACCTCGCGGCAGTGTTTGCACTGGACATCATCGGAGACGGAGCATAGGACATGGCCAAGATTCACGGAAGTGTGACGTTCGTTTCCCTGGACGGGGACGACCTGTCGCAGTACTGCGACAATTCGGAGCTCAAGTTCGAGGCCGACGAACACGACGTCACCACGTACGGAAACGATGGGCATGTGTTCCTGGGCGGGCTCACGTCCGGCACAGTCACCATCTCCGGGAAGTACGACTCAACCGCCAGCACCGGCCCGCGAGCCTCTATCCTGCCGAACCGCGGCGCCGTCGTCGAGCTGATCCACCGGCCCGAAGGCACCGGGGCGTCACTGCCGCAGGACACCGTGGACGTGCTCGTGAAGAGCTACGTTCAAACCCACCCCGTCGCGGACTATGTGATGTGGTCGGTGGAACTGACCATGAGCGGCGACGTCGACTCGACGGCGCAGAGCGCATGAGCATCGACTTAGAGAAGCTCCTGGCTCCCCGCGCGGACACTGCGACCGGACTGCCGGAGGATGACGTCGAAGTGCCCAGCATGGGCACCGTCCGCGTCCGCGGCCTATCCCGCGAAGAGGTATTCGAGACGCAGAAGGCCAAGGAGACGCAGGCGCACGAACGGAAGATCCTGCGCATTGGCATGGTCGACCCGGCGATGACCGAGGGCCAGGCCGCGCTGTGGCAGAAGGTGTCACCGGCTGGGGAGATTGAGCCCGTGGTCGACAAGATCCGCGAGCTGTCCGGGCTGTCCGAGGGGGCCGACAAAAGCGACGTACGAAGCGATGGAAGCGGACCCGGGCCTGGAGTTCGAGATGTACCTGGCGGCAACGCTGGGGATGACGGTGGGCCGGATGCGCCGGGAGATGCCGTCTGAGGAGTACGGGCGCTGGGGCGTGTACTTCGCGCGGAAGGCGCAACGGGACGAGCTGGCACGGCTGCAACAGAAAGGGTGAGCGCGGGCAATGTCGCAGATTCAGCAGGTGGTCGCCATCGCCGCGCAGCTCACTGTCATTGCGGCTGCGCTGGGCGCCGCGCTCCTGTGGTTCAAGAAGTGGCTACGCCAGCAGGTGTCCGAGCCGCTGGGGCGGGTGGAATCGGAAGTGACACCCAACGGCGGCGCGTCGATGAACGACGCCGTGAGCCGCACGGAGCGGGCCGTGGAGATCCTGGGCCGCCGTTTCGAGGACCACCTACACACAGGCCACGGCGGGGCCGCCGTGGCGCCCGTGGTGGTCGTGGAAAGGCCGGCCCGCGATGCTTGAGGACCCGATCCACGTCGAAGGGCTTCGCGAGTTCTCGCAAGGGCTCAAGCGGCTCGACGACGACATGCCGAAGGTCCTACGGCTCGGGCTTAACAGTGTGGCCGACGTCGTGGTCGGCGTGGCCCGCCCGCGGGTGGCGTCCCGCTCGGGCAGGGCCCGCGGGTCCGTGAGGGCGAAGAGCACCCGCAACGCTGTCCGTGTCGCGGGCGGCGGCAAGCGGGTCCCCTATTACGGGTGGCTGGACTACGGCGGCAAGGTCGGCCGCGGCCGTTCGCAGGTGCGGCCGTTCAAGAAGGAAGGCCGCTACCTGTACCCGGCCTATTACGACACCCGTGAGCGAATCCCACAACTCCTGGAGGACGCGCTCGTGGACGTGGCCCGCCAGGCCGGGCTGGAGGTAACCCGATGAGCCGCAAACCCGAAGTAACGCTCACCTTTGCTGGGGACCACGACCAGCTAACGAAGTCGTTCGACAAGGTTGGCGCGTCCGCTAAAGAGATGGGCGCCGACGTCGGGCGGGCGTCCAGGGACATGCGAGACGGCGCTGGCAGTCTGGACGCCTTTGGGGAGGCCTCCGACACGGCGGACACCCGCGCTATGGGCTTCCGCGACACCCTGACCGGTGTAGAGGACACCGGCCGCGGCGTGTCGATGATGATGAAAGGGGACCTGTTCGACGGCGCCCTGATGTTGGGCATGGGCCTCGGGGACCTGGGCTCCGGCCTTTACAACTTCGTCGTCCCGTCGATAAAAGCCCTGGGCGCCGGCATGATCCAATCGGCTGTGGGCACAGCTCGGGCCACCGCGTCCACCGTCGCGCACGGCGTCGCAACGAAGGCGTCCGCAGTAGCTACCGGGGTCCTCACCGTGGCGCAGCGCGGCCTGAACCTGGCCATGCGGGCCAACCCGATCGGCCTGGTCATCACGGCACTGTTCGCCATCGGCGCCGCGTTCGTGGCCGCATACAACAAGAGCGAGACTTTCCGCAAGATCGTCACCGGGGCCGTGAACGGAGTAAAGGCCGTCGTCCGGGGCGTGGGCGATTTCATCTCCGGCGTGTGGCGCCGCGCGTTCGGCGCCGTGAAAACGGTATGGAATAGCACCGTAGGCGGCAAGGGATTCACCGTGCCCGACTGGATACCGGTGATCGGCGGAAAGACCTTCCGCATCCCGCGGATGCACACCGGAGGCATCGTCGGCGGGGCACCCGGGCAGGAGTCCCTGGCCATCCTGCAGGCCGGGGAGCGCGTCACCCCGGCCAGCAGTGCCGGCGGCGCCCGCACCGTGATCGAGCTGCGCGGCCAGGACGACCTGGCGCGGCTCCTGGTGGAGATCCTGCGGAAGAGCATTCGCGGCAAGGGCGGGGACGTCCAGTTCGTGCTCGGGGACGCCTAATGGCGGCCCTAGACGTCCACGTGGAGCTGTGGATTGATGCCGCGTGGGAGGACATCACCACCGACGTCTACACGCGGGCGCCCATCACCGTCACCCGTGGGCGCACTGCGGAAGGCGGGCAGGTGGAGCC